CTTCCATGAATATAGTTGTGGCGAGACACGCCAATGCTTGGTCTATCATAGCAACCTCCTTAAATAAGAAACCAGTTACCTAGTCTTTCTTATGGTTTTTTGCTTTTTCTTCTTCGTGTTTGATTAGTTCGTCGAGATACCATCGGGCTTTATACAAGTCCTCTAGTCCGTTTTTGAATGGATATCGCCATACATATTTAATTATATTAGCCACGCATACTGCTGCGATTCCTAATAAATGTTTTGTTGCTTCAGCGATAGCATCGATGCACTCTATCTTTCCTTGAGTGTAGTGTGATGGGTGATTCACGTTGTCTTTAGGTGTGACACCCTTTTTATAACTTATTAGAATTTTATTCATTCTAGTCATACTTCCTCCTTCACAAGAGTTAATAGTTCCTCTATATTACCTTCATTTATGATGATTGCCAAGCCTTGATTAGCTTTGATTTGGTCAATGTTGTATTTTTGCAACGCAGTGATTGTACCCTTTCCTGCTTTACATTCTATAGCGATAAACCTGCCTTTGTAGCAAGCGATAATGTCAGGAACCCCACTTCTCCCATATCCTCCAGTTTGAGGGGAAAAATGATAACACTTTAGGTCGTCTAGAATTTGTTTTACTTTCTTTTTTACTTTTGCTTCTGGTGTCAATTTTGTCTCCTTTGTTTATCGTTCCACCTCGTAGTGAATCCAAATCTATCTGATGTAGTACCAATATAAAAGTATTAGGCTCTACTTGCCATGCAATGTTTTCTAGTTCTTTGTGTTTATCAGGACAGATATAAAAGTCTGGTGGTACTATAGATTGATAGATGGTTGGGGGTGTATCTTGGTAGTTTGCTTTCGCAAAGGGTAGTTTCATTTTAATGAAGATAGGTAACGTACTTTCTGTAAATGTTCTAAAATAATCTTTAGCCACACATACTATGTAGTTACCCTCCTCTATCCACATAGCTACACGCCAATGGTCTTTCAGTTTGTGATGTTGCATTGGTTCATACCCTGAGTATGCCATAGGTCTCCTTAAATTCTGTCCATCGGTTTACCATTAACTTCCACAATAGTGTTCCAATCGCTTGTAGGAAATCTCTTATTTTCCCACGGATATGTTTTATATACAAACGCATCTTCTTGAGTAAGTATTTTATCTCTAAAGTTTTCTCGTACCTTATCATAAAAATATGTAGGTACCTTTTCGTTTGGGTCTTCCCCATACCACCATTGTGATGCAGTACCTTTCTTGAGTTCTTTTTGTCGTTCATGCCAATTCTTTACGTTGCCAATATTAATTGCGTGCATATAAGAATAGATAGCACCTACAGGGTCTTGTTGTAATAATCCTTTAAACTCATATTCCATAATAGAATAATCTCGTTGGCTAGGATACCTTTCATCTATAAAGTTCATGTAGTCTTCAAGGAACGCATTAATTGGCATTGCTTTTAAGAATGTCTTTGCTAAAGTAAGTTTTTCCTCATAGGGTTTCATTTTTTCATTCATTTGTTTTCTATCAGGTGTTTTACAGTGTACCACATATTTACTACTCTCATGTAGCTCTCCTGTTTCAAGGTTGATTCGTAAGCTTTTAAATACAGGTGTTATGTCTTTAGAACCTACCCATTTTAGTATCACACCACCATGCGCCTTACTTTGCGTAATCCATTTTCCTCTACCTAAGAAATACCAATTAAGTGAATTAAGATTAGATACCCATACACTATTAGTAAATTCAAAAGTATTGTCAGGTCGCATGATACCCAGTTCACTACTGTCATGGATATAAAACCACGTCTCTCCGTCCTCTTGGAGTTTTGGGATAAAAAATCTATCTCGCATAGTACGTTTAGCATATGGATATTGATTGGTACCTCTCCATGCAGGCACAGATTTTGTTATTTGTAATAGTTCTGCGTAGTTCATTTTTCATTCTCCCATTTTTCTATTTGTTCTAATAAACCCTCTGCACATTCATGCCTACCATAAATAATATCGTCTGTGCCGTCGCTTGTAATGTAATCTTGTTTATTATCTTTAGCATCGGCAACATCTTGATTCATTTCTATTTCTTCTTCCAACCACTCTTTAACTTTCTTTAAAACTGCGTCGGCTTTACTCATACTTCCTCCCTAGTTCTTCAAAGATTTTTTCAAATGTTTTTGGTTCAAAGTCTTGCTTGTTGTGTTCAAACATAGTCTTTCTTCCGTTAGCGTGTTTAACATAGCCTTTCACGATGACGTTACTTACTATAATTTGTTTCTGTTTCTTTTCTACCATACTTCCTCCTTAATTGGTGGGGTGTAGTTTAGGTTTCTATATTCAAACTACTTTAAACTTTTACTCAGCGTGCTAACTACAAACCTTTCGGCGAAAGACCTAGCCTGCAGATAGTTCTGTCTTTCTTTAATTGCAAATATCTGACACCTCAAAGTAATCACTAATTACACAGTTCCCCATTGATTTATAATTTTGCTTTAGCCATCATCTTATATAATCTAAAACGTTTAGCTAAGTTGCGTAGTTTCCTATCACTTAACACGTGGCTCTTGTTATGCAGTCTTATCATTCTTTCAGTTGCGTCTATTGAATAATTACGATACGTAAGTTCCTTTAGGCACTCCTCTCTAGTCATCTATTCCTCCTGCTTGTTGAATTACATACTCTAATCTTATATCAGTTAATAGTTTCTCTAACTGTGGTATTGTTTTCTTAAATCGTCTAGCATAGTGCCAGTTGATACGATGCGATTCTTTACTTCTAACTTTCATTTTCCATGCTATGTTGTTTATCTGTTGCATGATTGCATTTCTTTCTTTTGCTAATTCTAATGTTTGTGTTGTATGCACTTTAATGTGTTCTCCAATATGAGCATTTACTACACCCATGGATTGACCAAAGAATATCTTGTCTTTAGTTCTCATCTTAGTCATTTTTCTTAACTACCTTTCCACTTGGGGGTGTAAAGTCTTTTGCTTGTGTTACTAACCATAAGGTCGGTACTGATATGTTCCATTTAATATCTGATTCCAAGTATCCGTCTGTGAATACAATAACTGCCTCTGAATTAATTTTCTTAGTATTAATGTAATCACTCACGCATGAAACCATAGTCCCACCACCACCTTGTGGTTTAAGAATATCTTTGAGGTTGTTATAATCCTCAGGACTAAACACTTGTTCCCCATGCACTTCGGTATCCCACCACAAAACTCTAACTTTGCTTGGGGTACACACAGAACATATAGATGCCAGTTCTGATGCAAACTCAGTAAGGGCTACACCATCAATAGAGCCTGATGTATCTATCGCAACCACTAACTCTCCAATACTTTCGTTCTCCATGCTTGGCATATAAATATCATTAGCCATCAGTCTTTTATTAAATCTGCGCCATGTATATTCATCTGAACCTCGTATAGCCGAGGTAACAAATTCACGTAGTACCTCACGCCAATCTACTTTAGGTTCAAGTAATTCTTGGATAGTACGAGGTATCTTAGCGCCCATACGTCCTGCAAGTATGCCACCCTCACGCAAGGCTTTATCAATCTTACCTGATAGTTCCTTAGCCTCTGCCTCTGTCATATCCTTGCTAGATTCAAAGTCATGGTCGTCAAGTGTTTTATATTCGTTTCCACCTTGGGGTGTATTGTTATCTTGTCGTTGTTTCTTTAAGTCCTCGTACACCTCACGCACCGACCAATTACGATACTTTGCGTCGTATAGCCTGTCCTCAGGTAATGTTAGAAACGACCTATCATTTAGATTAAGAATAATATCATTTACAACATAATCTGCTGACGCATTGATAAGCATGGGTTCGGCTTTAAATTCTTTCTTGAATCTTTGTATATGCTTTAGTGCAACATGTAAGTTCTCATGTAATACAAGCCCACGTAGCTCTGCGTCTGATAGTTTAGATATAAATTCACGACTATATCTTTTATTAACGCCATCGGTATATGCAGTAAACTTTTCGTCCTCAACGCTACTCTTACCCATTAACATCACGCCTGAATATAGTGCAGTCTCAGGGTGTTTCATCAATGAGATATGAGCTTTCTTAAGTCTTGTCTCTTGTGTTGCCATGTCTATCTCCTATTAAAATAATTCGTGATTCTCTGTAGCCCACTTAGCAATTTCCATATTATTTCTAGCTAGTTTCACTCCGTCCTTATGACGTACCATCATGGTAAAGAATACTGCTTGTAACTCTGAGCTTTCAATACGATTAACAAACTTCATAAACTTGGATAAGTCGTCTTGTGTTTTAAGATTGTCTGTCGCTTGGAACATAAGCATAAGCACTGCTGACACTTCCGTAGGGATTCTAATATCCGATGGTTTATCTAGTATGTCCTCAAACCTTGGTAGTTCCTTTTCTAGTTTCAAGAACGCACTCATGTCTGCTGATGCACTAGCGCCGATAGTCCCTGCCAACGCACACATAACTGCGTTATCTCCTAGTGCGTCTCGGTTCTTCACAATGACTGACGCTTTAGCTAGTGAACGAGGGGATACAAAAGATAGGTTCGGTCTGCTAGGGTGGAATATGTATGGATTATCTTCTTGCCCACCATCAACATAGCTTGCCAATGCACGTGGGAACATATGAACCCATGCTCTAATCAAAGGTTGGACTGCATTGTTATTAGCCCATTTTAACCATGAATCAACATCAGGCTTTTGCATCTTCAATATACATACACGATTGCCTGCATGAGCTAACATACTGTCCCCTACTCCGTCGCTTGTATTGTTAGACGTTGCGAAAACTATGCTTCCACGTGGTAGTGGATTGTCCCCTACAGTTCTCTCCAACATTAACCGAGTGAATATAACTTGCAACAGCTTAGGGCTTTTCATAAACTCATCTAGTAAGATTACCTTAGGCTTAGGGCTATCCATTTTAAACAAACTACCCACGTATGTATCTAGTGTTTTACTGTCGTGGTTAGGAATAGTCATAGCTATGTCTGACATATCTTTCACAGGACAATCTACATAGATGTAATCATACTCATCTCCCATATCCTCTTCCAACATCTTAAGCAGTGAGGTCTTGCCACAACCAGGCTCAGATTGAATGACAGGTGTTAGTTCCTTACCTATCGTCGGTATTAATATTCTTAACTCATCTATCGTTACTGTATTAACTGTATTTATCGCACTCATGTGTATCTCCTAAAATTTAAACTTGTTTAGAATGTCATCAACGTGGCTCTTAACTTGCTCACGTATCGCATCACTCTCTCTAATAACATCACTATCTACTCCTGTTAGGGTTCTCTCTAACATACTTACTGCACTCACTAACTTATTACTTAACTCATTGTCTATTGGTTTAAACTTCTTAAACGTAACGCAAAGTTCTCTTGCTTTTTCTATCGTTGATTCATATATCTTACGACGTTTAATTTTGATTCCACCAGTAGATGTATCTGTAATTTCATCTGCACCACAACAATGTGAAATACTTTCCATCACTTCTGTTAGGCGTTCTACTTGCTGATTTAAGATGCCAGTTATAATGCCCTCTGCTTGCTTCTCATACTGCCCTTTTAAGTCTGATGCTATGTCGTTACTAATCTGACATCTCCAGTCATGACTAGGTACCTCGGCTACGTATAGCTTTATCCCAAATTTATTTCTTACCTCATCTTCCGTTGGGTAGTCATCACGATTAAACATATCCCCTTGCTTGAACGCCATGTTGCCGACGATAGAAGAATAGTTATTTATAAATTTATCTAGCAACCTATTAAACTCTATCTCGTGTGCCGTATACTCTATTTTAAATTTCTCTAGGTTAGCGACAGGCAGTAGGTCTTGACTATTATTCCACCTAAACGTGGAACGCTTTAACCAATTGTAGATTGTCTGTCTGTAATTACTTACACGCTTGTGAAACAAATCATCGGCTAAGAGATTCTTAACAAATCTACCTGCGCTACTGTCTGCTTTCTTTGCGTGGGTTACCTCGTCGGATATA